CAATGACCAAAATCAGTAAATAAGTAAGGATACTTATCATACTGTAAATTATAGGAAAATTTAACTGACCAACATCATGCCAGCAGAACAAGCACTACTCAAAGCATTAGGCTCATCCGGAGGGCAACTAATTGCAGGTTTAGCAAGCCAAGGATTTAATGCTTTCAACCAAGGAGTACAAAACAGAGCCAATCGCAGACACGCCGAAAAGATGTTTCAATGGGAAGTAGATGCAAATAGAGAAAACTGGCGAAGGGCAAATGAATATAACAGTCCTCAACAACAAATGCAACGTCTTAAAGAAGCGGGATTAAATCCCAATCTAATATACGGAAACGGTGCTACTGCTATGGGTGGAAACATATCTTCATCGTCTGCAAAATCTCCACAAGGCGAAGCACCAAGAATCGATTTACAAACAGCATTAGGAACATTCTTAGATGCAGAAGTTAAGCAAGTACAAATAGACAACGCCAAGGAAGTAGGAAAAAATCTCCAAACAGAAAGATTATTAAAAGAAGCTCAAATAAGATCCACAAATCAAAACGTTATAGATAAAACATGGGATTTATCAAGACGTCAGGGACTTGCCCCCTATCAATTGACTGCATTACAAAAGTCAATAGACAATCAGATTGCACAGATAAATAACACAAACACAAGAACACAAGTATTGAATTTGCAAATGCCACAAATTCAAGCACAAACAAAGTCGATAATTGACGAAAACGCACGTAGGGCACAATTGCAACCATATAATATTAAAAAGATTGTTGCAGATACTGGTGTAGCAATTCAAAACAGATTAAAGCTAGAATATTATAACAAAAATATTAGTCAATTTGAAAAACAACAACTGCAAGAAAATATTAAGCTTATTCAAAAGCGAATGGAAGAAATTGACCAAAACAATGACTATAAAAGACTGTTGTCGGAATTACAAGGACTTATAAACGAAGGACAGGACCCTCGCATGATCAGTGAAATGACTAAGGGGTTATTTCAACGGATATTCAAATTTTAACCAATAAATAAAAAACAATGTACAAAAGAAGCAGTCGGCGGACTAGAAAACGCGGAAAAACACGAGTAAAACGGACTTATTACGTTAGCCGTGGAGGAATCCGTCTATGAACGAAGAAAAACAAGAAGAAAAAATCCTTAAAATGATGACGGGGTTATTAATAAATTATTCTGTATATCTAACAAAGGAAAAAGGTATTGAAATTAAATACCAAGACATACAAAATTTTCAAAACTGGTTAATAAACCTAAAAACCAAAAACGATGGCCAAAAATCTCTTTAACACAATTAAACTTACAAACCCAAAATCGAATGCATTCGATTTAACACATGATGTTAAGCTTAGCCTTAACATGGGAGAACTCATTCCTATTATGTGCACAGAAGCTGTGCCAGGTGATAAATTTAAAATTAGCGGAGAAGCTCTTGTAAGGCTTGCACCTCTGATTAGTCCAATGATGCACAGACTGGATGTATCAATCCACTATTTTTTTGTACCCAACCGAATTTTATGGGATAACTGGGAAAAATGGATTGTAAACAAAGACAATAACGAAGGTCGCCCCCACCCTTACATATTATATAACGATGTTATTAGCGACGAAAGACTGAGCGATTATTTGGGATTGCCAAAAATGACTACGGGAGACCCAATTAAGGTTAACGCATTTCCATTTGCTGCATATCAATGTATATACAACGAATATTACCGAGATCAAAACCTAATTCCAGAAGTAGATTTCAAACTGATTGACGGAGACAATACAAACGCATTTGATTTTTTTACAATGCGAAAGCGTGCATGGGAACATGACTATTTTACAAGTTGTTTGCCTTGGGCACAAAAAGGAGAAGCAGTAGATGTACCTATTAGTGGAAAAGTATCATTAGTAGAGAACTGGGTTGATACAGTAACTGATGGAGATAAATTTCCAAAGTTTATAAATGAAGATAATACAATTACGAATGATGAATTAGTTGCTCAAGAGTCATTCGGAGGCAATGACGCTGGTGGCGTTAAAATCACAAGCCAAGGACAACATGCAGCATATGATCCAGTTAATACACTTGAGGTAAAAAACAGTGAAACAACTATTAACGATTTACGTCGTGCATACCGATTACAAGAATGGTTAGAAAAAAATGCTCGCGCGGGTACACGTTACGTGGAAAATATTCTCGCGCATTTCGGCGTCAAATCCTCAGACGCTCGTTTGCAGAGGCCAGAATATATCACTGGTATTAAAAGCCCAGTAGTAATTAGCGAAGTATTGAGCACATCAGGAAGCCAAGAATTACCTCAGGGTAACATGGCAGGTCACGGAGTTTCAGTAGCAACGGGAAAGTTCGGTTCATACTATTGTGAAGAACATGGTTTCTTAATGGGTATTATGTCTGTAATGCCAAAAACAGCTTATCAGCAAGGTATTCCGCGCAAGTTCCTTAAAGTTGACGACCCATTCCAATATTTCTGGCCAACATTTGCACATATTGGAGAGCAAGAAGTATTTAACTCAGAATTGTATGCTGATACAACTACAGAAAACCAAACTTCAACATTTGGATATGTACCCCGATACGCAGAATATAAATTTGAGAATAACCGAGTAGCAGGTGACTTTAAAACAACTCTTAATTATTGGCATATGGGACGCATATTTGCGGGATTGCCTGCATTAAACCAAACGTTTATCGATTGTGTACCAACAGATCGCGTATTTGCGGTAGAAGACCCAGAAGCACAAAAGTTATACGCACATGTTTTAAACAAGGTACAAGCTATTAGGAAAATGCCTAAATACGGAACACCTACATTCTAATGGCATGTATCACACCATTTAGTGTGAAAAATAAAATAAGCGGAGAAACAATACCAGTACCATGCGGAAAATGTCCGAACTGCAAAAAACGAAGAATTTCGGGATGGAGTTTCAGACTAATGCAGGAGTATAAAGTAAGCAACTCCGCTCATTTTATAACATTAACATACGACACAAAAAATGCCCCAATAACAAAGAAAGGTTACATGAACCTTAATAAAAGGGATTTGCAACTATTTTTTAAACGACTAAGGAAAAGACATGAAAAAGGCACAAAAATTAAGTATTATGCGTGTGGCGAATATGGAGGTAAAACATATCGCCCTCATTACCATATTATACTTTTTGGTGCGGATATTAACTTCATATCACAAGCTTGGGACCTAGGGCATGTTCATTATGGAACAGTAAACGAAGCAAGTGTCGGTTACACACTAAAATATATATCAAAAAATAACAAAATACCACTCCATCAAAATGACGATAGACAAAAAGAGTTTAGTCTTATGAGTAAGGGATTGGGAAAAAATTATATGAGTAAAGCCATGATTAAATGGCACAAAAATGATTTAGATAATAGATTTTATGTAAATCTAACAGACGGAAAGAAAATAGCAATGCCCCGATACTATAAAGACAAAATATATACAGATGATGAAAGAAAAAGAGTGGCATTTTTTACCAGATTAAGGATGATACAACAGATTAAAAAGGAATTACAACTAAACGAGAATTATTTTCATGAACAGGCATTAAACCATGAATACATATTTACAAAACACAATTTTAGAGTAAACATAAAAATTGAAAAACTATGAAAATCAGAAATGCAATGAACTACAAAGAGTTCAAACAACAAGGAGAGGTAAACAACCAACCAAGTAAAACAGTACCTGACCAGACTATGAGTATTCGTGAAATATTAACACGTTATGCACATGGACTACCGATTGACTCGGGAAAAGTACCCATTTATGAAGGTGAAGACTTTCACCCTGACCCATCAAAAATGGATTTAGTGGATAGACAGGAATATATGGAGTCAGTTAAAGAAGAATTAAACGAAATAAAGAAGAAATATAAACCTAAAAACAAAGCGAAAAATGAGGACTCGAACAAAAACGAGACCTCAGAAATTAGCACTAATACCCCTTGATATATTAGTGCTAATCGACACCAAGGGGGATGGCTAGCCCCGACAACGTCAGCGAATGGAGTGAAGCGAAGCGTAACGAAATGTAGCAAGTGTCTGGGCGTACCATCCCCCAAAAAAAAAATTTTGAAGCTATTAAAAAAAGGATATATTTACACAGACAATGACCAAAATCAGTAAATAAGTAAGGATACTTATCATACTGTAAATTATAGGAAAATTTAACTGACCAACATCATGCCAGCAGAACAAGCACTACTCAAAGCATTAGGCTCATCCGGAGGGCAA